CGTATATTAATTTAGTAGTAAACATTCCTAACACCATACCAAAACAAACACAAATTATTGTCCATAGTATGTATTTTACCCAATCAATGTCGTATTTAAAATTATTTCTTTTACCATTTGTGTATTTCGTCTCAATAGCATCAGCAGCTTCTTCAAGTGTTTCTTTATTTTTCATTTTTTTAATTAACTCTTCTTTAGTTATATTTGTTTGAAAACATTTTGGAACATACATATCTTATTTCTTTTTAAATTGTTCAAACCATTTATTTACAAAACCAGCGCATTCATTACTATTTGGGATTTTTACTCTGTCTTTTACACCACAATGAGATTGGAATACTGCTAAATGTATCAAATGTTCAACTTCTTCCTTACTATACATTCTTTCAGCTTGCCAATTAGCACCATCATCTAACCCATTAGCATAAGCATCTAAATCAGCTCTACTACTTTGTTTTGCTTTTTTATTTAATAAATCTTCAAGTGTTTCTTGTTTATCACTCCAGATAACATCTCCATCAATACTACTTTGGATTAATACTTGTTCTTCTTTTGGAATGATTGTTTTGTATTTAAAAGAATGTGGAGTACAAACTAAATCAAATATGTCTATTTCACCATAAGAATTATAAATTTTAGAAACTTTTACAAACTCACAACTTGGATTCTTCACAAACCATTCTAAAAACTCATCATCAATAGCTTGTACACCATCTTTGATTAAGTCTTGGTCTGTTGTTAGTATGATTTTTCTCCAATCTCTTCTATCAAACAATCCTTGAGCATCCACTAATTTTGGAGTTGCTTGTATAAGGTAACTTCCATCAAAACACCACTCTCCTTCTTTAATTTCTTCATCAGAAGATGTGATGTAGATGTTTTGAGTATTTCTTGTGTGCGAATATTCTAATTCACACAATGCAGGTCTTGTACCATTTTCATCAGTCCAAAGGTGTAACCTACTTGGTTTATCTGTTGGTAATACGTGTATGTTTTTCATAGCTTAATGTGTTATTTGTTCATAATTCTTTCTAATCACTGTATCCACTTTATGACATACATCAATTAAATATGTTCCACTTCTCACTTGTTCACTGTCAAATGATGCTTCTATGAATGGTTCTAATGTTTCGACAAACTCTTTAGCTTTCTGATGCATATTTGCACCAATCTCTGCTGTAGGTTTCATTTCATCTAGTTCCATTACCAATAGATTAGACAATACAGCTAATTTGTGATAGAGTATTCTTTCTTTTTTATTCATTATTTCCAGTTTTTATAATCTCCTTGTGCACATTTTAAAGATAATGTATTAAACAATGATTTTCCTAAAAAATATGGAGTATGACAAAGATCCATTATTTTAAAATATAAAGGTGTTTTTCTATTATTTAAATATTCATAAAGATTAAGATTTTGTTCTTTGTTCACACTCCATTGATGTAAACATATAACTTCTCCTATACAAGGTTTATGTTCTAGCTTAATAAATAATCTATCTGAACAATCTAATACTCCTCTTTTTTTTAGATTTTTAAATAAACTAGATTTTTCATCTAATTGTATATAAGTGTGTATCATTTTAAAAATTTTAATAGTTAATTAATAAAGAAATAAGGGCTCCATTACAGAGCCCTTTAATTTCCCTCCTTAATAACCCAACTTCTCTAGTTGGTCTATATTGGCTTCTATTACATACATGCTTTTTACTATTACACATGCAAATGTAATTCCCATACTTAGCGCTAACTGTCTAAAATGGTAAAATTCCGCTGGTTTTAATTCAATTTTTTTCATGTTTTATAATTATTAAGGATTAATACAAAATAAAAAAGGCTACCATTTCTGATAGCCTTAGTGTTGAGATTGGAACTTGGTATACACTTCTTCCCATAAGTACTCAACTCCTTCTCTGCGTGGAAAGGACTTAACATTCGTGGTATGCAAACTACCCAATGTCTGTTACTGTGCTATTTGCGTCAAGTAACTGCTGTGGAGATGTTGGGACTCGAACCCAAGTCTTTAATACTCAAATAGTTACAATTTTATACAGCTTTACGTTTCTTTAAACTCTTTACGTTAGAAGGGTCAACTGTAATAGTTGAGAATCCACCACTCTGTTTAATCTAACAGAGAAATCTTGTTTAATTTAGGCTGCTAATTCAAATTCAATAATGTCATTTGATTTAACTTCAGTACCACCATTTAAAATGTTGTGTACTACAGTCATGTTAGCTACGATTTGTGCGTTGTCTCCTTGAGATACTACACTGTTTGTGTTTTTGCCATTTATTAAATTCACCTTAGTTTACAGTTATCTCTCTGGCTGAATTGTAACCCATGCTTATTAAATCAATTCCATGTCATCCCCATTATCCCCTCATGTGAGAGCACTTGTCAATTAGTTGTGTTGTTGACCAATGATCAACTTATTTAGCACCCTCTTTCATGCAAGCAGCATCAGCTTGCGTAGCTGGACCAAGAGTAGGGTCACGTAGTTATACTAAATGTAAGGGCCTCTTACTAACTACTTGCTGAGAACTCATTTGTGTTATAGCAACCTTATTTGCTACTTTGTTTTTAGACAGGCAGTAAGTTCTCACCTTACTTAACACATCTACCATTACTGATAGTATCTTTATGTAAATCATTGTGGATTTAAACCACTTACCATTTATTTCTAAATGAGCCATTACAATCGGCATCTTTTAATTTACAAAGGTATTCAATGTTTAACCTTTTTTTTGTAACGTTAAGATTTAGAAAGCATTTACGTTACCAAGATGCTTAAATTTTAAAACACACAATCCATCAAGATTGGGATGAATTCAGTATGTAGGTTGATGTCCTACCGCATATACTTTCATCATCATACTCAACAAACATAACACTTCTTGATAATGTTGTAATAAAGAAGTTTTACAGTTCACTCCACACTCTCAGGGATAACTAAATCTGAGTTTGTTTACTTGTTTGTCTTTCTATTGTGTGTTTAAATTACCAAAATATTTTGTTTTTCGCTATACAAATATAAGTAAATTTTTTCACATTTTAAAAATGTATAATATAGGTAAGTTCAGTGATACGCAGCACATACATTGACTATTTAAACTACTTTGTGGCGATTATAGTCCCCAGTGATTATACAGATCCCTGCAAATATACATCACAGGGATTAATAAAACAAACAATTAACTAAACTTATTGTTCTAATGTCTCTCTAACATTCACTAATTTTTCTTTTACAACTCCATTTCTGAAGTTATATAACACTTCGATAATCATTCTTTTAGCTTTGATGGCTTTAAACTTATTAGTTGAGCCTACAAATGTACCTCTTGTGATTCTAGGTCTCATTAGATTAAGAATAAATATGTTAGATGCATTAAAGTGGAAAGTGCAAGAACAGCTACTAATATTATTAGAGATGTTCTTAATTTCTTACACTCTCTCTTATATATTTCTGTTTCTTCTTCGCATAGTTCTATAAATCTGTTTTTCATATTAATAAGATTATTAGAAACATCTAAAGCTTTTTGATAATCTTCTACAAGTTTAGTAAGTGAATCAATTATTTCTTCGATTGTTTTTTCTTTTTTACTCATAATTATTAGATTTTGGTTTATTTTCAACTAACATCATACCAATCACTATTGGTAGAACAATTGGACTAAATATCCAAAATGCCCAAACATAATTTGGTACATTATCATTCGAGTCTTGTATTATCATTCCTAACATTATCATGTAGGATATGAATATGTATAACAAAATCATATACCAATCATATCATCAAAACAACTCTCTAATAAATCCATTAGAGAGTGTTTTTCAGTTAATAATACATCAATTTGTTCTTCTATAATGTGTACATTTACATCATCATAAGAATTTTTAAGACCATCTAAAGAATATATTTGATTCCTGATGTCTTGTATTCTAGATTCTATTTGTTCTATTTTCATAATTATAAATATTTAGAATATAAACGTGTCACTTTACCAATCTCATCCATAGCAAATTTCTTTGCTTGTTCAAATGTATAAGCATCAACTAATAATTTGATAGCATTAGCTTGTTCTGTAACATATGCTTCATCATGTGAATCATTGTTATATGAATGAGCTGTATCAAATCCTATTATAAAATACTCTTGCTCTTTGTCCCATTGAGATAATGTTATCTCTTCTGGACAACCATCAGGTTGTAAATAGTCTCCCCAACCATCACTAACTAATGTTTTAACTAGTATTGGATGGTCTTTGGGAATATGAACATATCCACATCCCCAACCAGTTTTACCTATTGTTTTAAACTCTTCTTCGTACGCTATTGTACTAATAAATGTATTCATAATAATTAAGGATTTATTTTTTTATCATACTTCTCTAACATCATTTTGTCATAGTTTTTTAACATGTGATGTTGTTTAAAATTATAAGGTTTTGCATTAACATAACGCTTTTTACAAGACCATCTTGATCTACAAGATGTTGTGAACACAGCAATAGCAACAGCTATAATTACAAATAAGATTCTTTTTTTCATAATTGTTTATTATTAAGGATTAGTAGTCAGAACAGGATTCGAACCTGTATGTGTACCGAGTTTATAGATTATGAGTACACTTAACCTAATTAGCGTCTACCAATTCCGCCACCTGACTATATAAAAGAGTGTGCACATCGCTTCCCCAAAAAAATTAATTTAACCATAGCTAAATTTAGTGCACACTCTAATATGTTATTTATTCATTATCTTTATTGATTAACTCTTTTAATTGACCTTCAATTAAAACTGTTCCCACTTCTCTATCAAAATCTGTAACAGATATTGAATCATCTATCACTGTAAATTGATATTCTGTAGGCTTGTTAAATCTTGTATCAAAATACAATGATGTAACACCAATGACAAATCCTATAATTAATAATAGGACGATTTGTAATATTTTCATGTTATTTGTTATTAAGGATTTAAAATTTCCAATGTTCTTCAAAATCTGGTGTTGGTCCAGAATATTTATCTACTAATGGTCTAGATTTATCTATTAACCATCTCACCTTATATCTACCAAGTTTATCTTGTTTAATAGTTTGTTTACATCTATCACCAAGCTGAGCTTTAAAGCCTTCAGCACTCCTAAGACTGTTGAAGACTCTTGTAGCATATCTTTGTTCCTTATTCTTCATATTAGTCCCAATTACATCTATCTAATGGATTAATCTCTTCTTCATCATCATTAGACCAACCATCAGCATATTCATCACAATTACAAACATCATCATGGCTGTGTAATGTACCTTCTGAACATTCCCAATCACTCTCCATTATATAGTTTATAGGAGAATATTGTTCAAATACTGTTTCTTCAAGAATGTAATAACTACCTATACCTTCATAGTTAAGAAGATCATCTAGATATTTATCAGCATCTTCTCTATTAATAAACATCTTTCTATTATGTGGAGCATAATAATCATCAGTGTATTCTTTCCAATGTGCTGTGTATATTGTCATAATATTTATTATTTAGTTAGTTAAAAATGTGTGAGAAGCTTTATTTGATTTCTCTACTCTCTATTGCTGTATACACGAGCAAATGTATACACTCACACATTATATTATAAATAGTCTTGCAGATTGTATATCTCTAATCCCTACTATACTTCAGGAACATATACTTGATAAGGTTTCATCTCTCTCAGATTAACTGATTAAGACTAGCAAGACTATTATAATATATTAAAAGGGCTCAATGCAGTACTGTTTCATCTTTACTGTTACTCGTTAACCTAATTATTTCATAGGACAACAGCATACCTGTTGAAGAGCCCATTATTATTCTAAATAGTATTCATTACTTCTTGAGGTGTAAGATCTTTATAATACTTAGTACGTTCTAATTGAGATCTCATTACAATAAGTTTATTCTGTAATGATTTAAGATAGTCACGTTGATCATTATTACTATTCATATACATCTTTAATGTATGTTGCAATAATTCTATCTCTGAATAGGTTAATTGTTTCATAATGCTATATATATTTTGTTAGTTGGTTGATTTGTTTGTTTGTCTATTTGACCCTTTTATAGTGTATAGGTGAACACGTTAACTATTTTACACTCCAACAAATATATAATTTATTGAAGAATTCTCAGTGTTTTGCTATTTTCATTGAAGAAAAGTTAATACGCTCCTCGTAGAAAGTTTATAAAACTGAGAATAATGCAATAAACGTTTGTTTTGTATTTTATAGAGCCCAACCCTATTTCACAAAACCCACCCTATATATAAAAGAAAGGGCTCGTTAGAGCCCTATTCCTTTATTAGAATGCAACAAGTTCTTCAGCATTGAAAGTGCTAACAGGCTCGTAAGCTGTTGCTTTCACATCATCAATGCTAACCTCAATCATTCCGCCTCCTGTTGGTAATGTTATAACGTTAATCATTTCGCCTGTTGTACTCAACTGTTCAGTGATAGTGAAACCAATTAAGTTAGACAACGTAATTTCTTTACTTCTTAAACGTTTGCTTAATTCAGCGGAACAGATAACCATATCGCTTGAACCATTTGCTTGTTCAAGGATAACAGCAACACGCTTGCTATCATCAGCAAAGTTTCTTGGAGATAATTTAATTTTACCGCCTTTACCAATAAGTTCTGCAACAGTTCCTAATTCAGTTCTTTCTGCTCTTTCGTAATTTTTGAAATTTAAAGCCATTTTTTCTATTTTTTAATTGTTATATTTTTGATTAGGGGGACTACCCTAACCTTCCAAATCATGCGTGGGGTTGTGGTTGGAAGGGGTCTCACACCCCATACACACAATGGGTTTCTAAATTTTGAAAAAAATTTTTGAAAAAAAATTTGGTGGAAACATGAAATGTTTTATATCTTTGGCGGGTGGGTGGGTTTGTCTATATGCCTTGTATGTCTCTAAAAAAGGTTCATAATATAGCATAGGAGTAAAATATTTCTCTTTTATATGTTGATTATAAGTTTTTATTCTATATCTTTGTCCGTAAGAATGTCAAAACTAAATTATGGAACCAACAAAGATTATAGTACAAAGACTGAAAAAGGATGTAAAGACTAACATAGAGTTAGCTGAGAAATACTACACTATTCTATCTGCTATAAATTCTCTTAGTCTTACACAAAGAGAAATTCAACTCATAGCTTTTACAGCTATTAAAGGGAACATTACATTTGCTAATGTGAGAGAAGAATTCTGCAAGACATACAACACTACATCACCTACCATCAACAACATTATTTCCAAACTTAAGAAGATAGGTATATTTATTAAGGAGAATGGAAAGGTGAAGGTTAATCCTGTTATAGTGATTGATTTTAATAAAGATTTAATGTTAGATATAAAGCTAGTACATGAAGAAACCACAATCAATGTCAATAAAGGAGTGGATCATCAAAAAGATGTCCATTAGTATGGTGATATCAGAGAAGGTGATTGATTCTGTTGTTACACATCAGTTTGATTCAGCTAATGATGCATTGAACATACATAAGAGTGTAGAGATATCTGGGTTTGGGAAGTTTTATTTCAACCAGAATAGAGCACTTAAACAATATAATAAGTTGTTGAACATTAAAAATGCATATGAGAAGATGTTGTTGGATGAGAATATTACAGATACAAAAAGAAACGCTCTTGAATTTAAAATGCAGATAGTAGAATCCAGTATAAAAACATTAAAACCAAAAATCGATGAGTCTGGGACAAATATATGAGGGATGGAAGAATCATCTTCTACCTGAGGACAGAAAAAAAGCTTTTATAAAACATGTTAGTTCTACAAGACTAGCTATATGTGGAGCTTGTGAAGAGCATTCTTCAAATAAGAAAGATTATAAGTCGTTAAGAAAAGATGCACATTGCACTAATTGTGGATGTACATTATCTGCTAAGACTAAATGTTTAACCTGTGAATGTCCATTGAAGAAATGGCTTCCACAACCAATCATAGAAGACAATGGATCCACTACGTAAAATTCCTTTAGAAATGCTTATTCAAATTCTTCAAGAGCTCTACGATGGTGGAGCTGATTACGTTGATATATCAGGAGACACAGATGTTGATGGTGTTCCAAGAGATACAATCAAACTTACAGTGAAGCCTGAATATCTATCTGATTTTGATGAAGAAAGTGGAGTGAGCTTAGAACAGGAATTGGACTTAGAGTGGTCAGAAGAAGATGGTGACAGATCAAGTCTTTCTGATGAGGATATAAATGATTTAATATAATGGCAAAACCAAACTACTACCGCCAGATAATAAGAACGCTCAGTCGTTTACAAAAAACCTATCCAACATATAATATGGGTAGACACCTATCAACAGCATTACATGAATACAATGATGTTTGGGGCGTAAGTGATAAGGAACTTTTACTTGCTTTAGAGAAATATGAGATAGAGCTTAACATAGACTACCCACATGTAGATGAAGATGATCTAAAGAAGATAATAAAAGGTGGCATGAATTTGGAGAGAATGTTCCTTGAGGAAGAGGAAGACTAATAAAAACTACATAATGGCAGTAAAAAAGAACACATATGTTTCTGCAGAACTTGATTGGGCAGAACAACAGCTTTCCTCTTGGAAAGAATACGTTGATGCTAATCCATTACATCTATTAAAGGATAGGATAGAATGGAAACCAACAGCTAAAGGGGGAATGCTTCCTATGGTGATTGCTTCTATTGAGAGTCAGGGTAAATTTGTACAAGAGACAATGAAAAACTATCTAGCTTTATTAGAGCAAGTGGATAAGCTACGTGAGAAAGAAGAAGCTAAAAAGATTGAAACACGTGGTGGTGCAGAATTAGGCTCTATGGCAGAAGAATTTTTAAAAGGTAGAGGATAAATGAAACTACATGATATAGAATATAAAGATTGGTTCATCAATCAAAAACGTATACCAGATGAAACATCTGCTGAATACAAAGCATTCTTCAATTTACATAAGGAGATATGTATGAATGGCTGTATGATGGATGGACAATATATCAATCCCTTTCTATATTGGCACTTAAACATATGGCATACAGAGGTGGATGTTCTTGATGAATATGGTAGGATTAATCAGAAATATGCAAACCCATTACTTAGAGATAATGAGTGGTTGGTTACAAACGAAATAGACAGGGCTCACAAGGAGAAAAAAGGATTAGTGATACTTGGTATTAGAAGGTTTGCTAAATCTGTAATAGAAGCAAGCTATATAGGCCAAGGAGCTACATTTGATGAAAATTCACAAAACATTATTGCTGGACTGAATGCTCCAGATATAAAATTGATTACAGATAAGATTGATAAAGGACTTAACTTTCTACCTAAAGCCTGGAGATGGCAGAGGGTTGAGGACAACTGGAAAAACCAGGTGACACTAGGAATTAAGACTAAGTCAGGAGAGAGAATACCATTCTCTCAGATTCTTATTAGAAACTTAGATGAGGGTAACAATGAAGAGGCTATTGCAGGTACTAAGCCTAGAAGGCTTATTATTGATGAAATAGGTAAGGGAAGTTTCTTACGTGGTCTTCAAGCTGCTATTCCTGGGTTTACAACACCATTTGGTTGGGGATGTTCTCCAATTCTTACAGGTACAGGTGGAGATATGAAGAAGTTTATGGATGCAAAGAGCTTAATGTTCGATGTTGAGAATTTTAACTTCTTGGAGTATAACAATGCAAAGGATGAAAAGAGAGTGCATGGATTATTCATCTCTCACAAATATAGAATGGAAGCCAAAGAGGAGAGTTCTCTTGGTGCCTTCTTAGAAAGACCAGCAGGTTCTTCTTTACATGAAGTGAAGATGATGGTGTCTAATGAAGAGAAAGCTACAGAAATCACTAACAGTAATTTAGAGAAACTTAAAAAAGCTGGTGACAGAATGGCCTATCTAAAAGAGAAGATGTACTACCCACAAGAAGTGGATGACATATTCTTGAATGAAGATACAAATATATTTGATATTGAAGCAGCTAAACGTCAGAAATCCAGACTATTAGCTCAAGAAAGAACAGGAACACCTGTTATTTTATATGATGATGGGAATGGTGTTAAACATGAGTTTACAGATAAACTACCTATATCAAACTTCCCATTAAAAAATACAGACATGAAAGATGCTCCTGTAGTGATATATGAGTTTCCTATTGATGCTCCTCCATATGGATTATATGTTGCAGGAGTTGACCCCTACAGACAAGGTAAGTCTGCATATTCAAGTTCATTAGGATCTGTTTACATATATAAACGTATGCATAGTATTTCAGGAGAGAAGTATCAAGATATGTTTGTAGCTAGTTATTGTGCTAGACCAGATAAGAAAGAAACATGGGAAGAACAAGCTCGCTACCTTATCAAATATTACAATGCACGTACATTATGTGAGAATGATGAAATCTCCTTTATAGACTACATGATATCTAAAGGAGATGCTCACTATTTAGAAAGACAACCAGATTGGTTAAAAGAGATTGTTCCAAACACCACAGTTAGAAGGGATTATGGAATACACAGATCTTCTGAGAAAATACGAGACTTCTTACATGGATGTCTTAAGAAATATACAGAAGAAGCTATACATATAGAGAAAGATGATGATGGAAACATTATATCAGAGATAAAAGGTATGTCAAAGATATTTGACCCTGTTTTATTAGAGGAGATGATTCAGTATAATGAATCAGGTAACTTTGATAGAATCATTGCTGCAGAACTTGCAATAGCTCTTGCTATGAAACTAGATCCTGTAATGGGTAAAATAGGTGGAGAGCAAGATGTAAGAATTAAATCAATGTTCACTAAGAACAAAAAGAATACGCTGTTCACAGAGAGCAGAACAATGTTTAACACACCAAAAAGTAAATTGTTTAGATAAAATGGCAATAATTAGATATACAAAAGATGCTACCATTAGGTATGCTTATTTAAACATCTTTCCAGATCAGTTTAAAACTGAAAAGGAGAAACAAGATGAGAGTTGGATAAAAAATACTATGGATTATTTCTCCAATAAAGCATATGCTGAGTACATCAAGAATAGAGACACATTCGTCAAGAATTATGATCTTATGAAAGGAATCTTACGTATGGAGGATTTCTATCAAGAACCAGAGGTGAGAAGCTTTACAGACGTACTTACAGCAGATCTTGAACTTCCTGCTTATGTAAAGATGTATTCTATTATTACCACTCCTGTTAATGAGTTGGTAGGAGAGATTTCTAAACGTCCTGATACATTTAGAGTGAAAGCTTTTGATGATGACAGTCAAGCTGAAGAGTTACAATTTAAAACAGAAACTTTACAGAAATATGTAATCAATCAAGTTAAACAACAAATTTTTGCAAAAGCAGCAATGGCAGGAGAAGAAGTTGATCCTGAACAATTGGAGCAAATGACAATGGAACAGGTTCAAGATCAGTTAGATAGCTATACATCTGTTGCTGAGAAATGGGCTAATCACATTCTTACATGTCAGAAAGCTGAGTTTAATTTAAAAGAAAAATCTGAAGATGCTTTCAGAGACATGTTAATATCTGCAAGAGAATTTTACCATATATATGAAGACAACTCAAAACTTGGTTTCAACATCGAAGTGGCTAACCCAAAGAACACTTGGTTTCTTACCACTCCTGATAGAAAATGGATATCTGATCCCACAGGTAGAGCTCAGGGAGCCTATGCTGCTGGTACAGTACAAGTTATGGAGCTTTCGGAGATCATTGAAAGCATACCAGATCTTACGAAAGAGGAGATTGACCACTTACGCTCATCATTACAAGACTATGGATTAATTAATGTACGTGAATCAAATCTTGGTAATCCAGATGCTATTCCTGGACAAGATTCTGTAATGTATGATACATTTGACCCATTAGTTCTTCAAACTCGTATGATTATTGAATCAGAGATGAAAGAGAATAATGATGGACTAAAAGACTTCTTAGGACTTACTAATAACGTAAGCTCATTTGGTTACAAGTATGTTGTTGTACGTAGTTATTGGATCTCTAAAAGAAAAATAGGTAAGCTTATCTATATTGATGAGATGGGTAATGAGCAATCTATGCTTGTTGATGAAACTTACAAATCAGGAACTATTCCTACACAACAATCATTAGAATGGGGATGGATTAATGAATGGTATCAAGGAACTAAGATTGGACCAGACATCTATCACATTAAACCATTTAAGTTATTGAACTACTGTCCTATTATAGGTACAACATATGAGGTGAAGAATACAGAAGCTAGATCTTTGGTAGACTTAATGAAACCTTTCCAAGTGATATATAATGTTTGTATGAATCAATTGTACAAATTATTAGAGAAAGAGGTTGGTAAAGTGCAACTTATGTCATTAAGACATATTCCTATTCCTAAAGATGGAGATGCGCAAGATGCTCTTGACATATGGGAAATGGAAGCACGTAACAGAGGTGTGGTGTTTATTGATGACTCTCCAGAGAACTTAAAAGCTCCTAGTTCATTTAATCAATTTACATCTCTTGATCTTACACGTACACAGGAGATACAATCTAGATATACACTAGCTCAACAAATGAAAGCTGAATGTTGGGAACTTATAGGTATGTCAAGACAACGTATGGGATCTGTATCTGCATCAGAAAGTGCTACAGGAGTTAATACAGCAGTGCAACAATCTTATTCTCAAACAGAACCTTTATTTATAGCACATGAATATGTAATGGGTCAATTATACCAAGCTATTATTGATGCTGCATTATATGTAGAAAGTTCTAAACCACAGAGTACGCTTTCATACATTACAAATGAAGGAGAATCTGCATTTGTACAAGTGAATGGATCAGATCTTAAGTTTAGAGATCTTAAAGTGTTCTTAACTAATAGACCAGAAGACACTCAAATGTTTAATGAATTAAGACAATTGGCACAACCTTTGATGCAGAATGGTGGTTCATTATACGATGTTATTGAACTTTATAGCACTAAGTCTATGAGAGAAATGAAGAAAACATTCAAAGATCTTAGAGACCAACAACTTGCTATGCAACAACAAGCTCAACAACTTGAGCAACAAAAACTTGAACAACAAGCTCAACAAGCACAAGCTCAAATGCAACAAGCTATTCAAATGAAACAAGCTGATCAAGCTCATGAGGATTACCAAAACGAACTTGATAGAATCAATAAAAAAGAAGTTGCTCTTATTAACGCATTAGGTAGAAATGAAAATGCAGCAGCAGATGTTGATAATTCAGGAGTGGCTGATGCTTTAGAAGTTAGTAAATTATCAAATGATCAATCTAAAGCTGCTCAAGCATATCAATTGAAAATGCAAGAGATACAAGTTAAATCAAAAGAATCTAGCGACAAGAAGCAAATAGAAATGGAGAAAATTGCTGTAGCTAGAGAGAATATGGCAAACGATCTTGCTGTTGCAAAAGAGAATGCTAAGGGTAGAAATAACAAAAAAGGTTAAAAAAGTTGCCCCTCTTCGGAGGGGTGAATAACATTAATGCTATATTATCTGGAAAATTGGACCACATTGATGTATATTCCTTTGATATTAAAAACTCTTATTATACTTTTACATAATAAACCAAACATAAATACAACTACATATGGCTGATAATTTAGAAACTATGGGTAACTTTAGTATCCAGGATACTATGGAAATGGGTATGGGTAACCAAGAATTACTTCAAGGGTTATTCGAACCTGAGACAGCATCTTCTAATCCTGATGATGTTACACCAATCATAAAAGATGCAAATGCTCCTGCTGCACCAGATGCACCAGCAGTACCAAAAGGTAAGGATATTGTTCCTCCTAAAAGCGTTGATGGTAAAACAGACGAAGAGAAACAAGAAGGACAATCTTTAATATCTGATTTCTTAAGTGATTCTGATGATGAAGAAGAAGAAGATTCTGCTCCAGCAAAACCTGCAAAAGCTACAGAAGCTGCTGCTGATGAAGATGATGAACCACAAGGAACACAATTCACTGCTCTTGCAAATGATCTTTACAAATTAGGTGTATTCACCAATGATGAAGATGAAGATCCAGAACCAATCTCTACAGCAGAAGAGTTCTTAGAGAGATTTAATGAAGAGAAGAAAAAAGGTGCCTCTGAAATGGTACAAAATTTCATAGCACAATTTGGAGAAGATTACCAAGAAGCTTTTGAAGCCATATTTGTAAAAGGAGTAAATCCTAAGGAGTATTTTGGAACATATAACGAAATAGTTAGCTTTGCTGAGATGGATCTTTCTGATGAGATGAATCAAACCAGAGTTATCAAACAAGCTTTAGCTGATCAAGGTTTTGATCCTGAAGATATAGAAACAGAAGTTGAAAGACTTAAAAATTATGGTGATCTTGAAACTGTAGCAAACAAACATCACAAGGTGTTAGTTAAAAAAGAAGCAGCTAAGCTTCAACAAATGGAAGCTAAGTCTCAACAAGAATTACAACAAAAAGCAGCTATTAGACAGCAATACGTAAATAACGTACAAACTATTTTACAAGATAAAGTAAAAGCAAAAGAGTTTGATGGTATTCCTATCAATCCAAAATTAGCAACAGAACTACAAGACTTCTTATTAGTTGATAAGTGGAAAACTCCTTCAGGAGAAACACTAACAGACTTTGATCGTGCTATCTTGGATATGAAGAGACCAGAGAATCATGCAATGAAAGTTAAGTTAGGTCTTCTTATGAAGATGTTAGAGAAAGATCCTACATTATCAACTATACAAAAAACAGGTGTTACAAAAAAATCTAACGAACTGTTTGGAGAAGTTGCAAGACAAGTGACTAAAGCTAAAACAGCTAGTAGTTCAGGAACTAAACCTAATTCATGGTTTTTATAACAAAAATAAATAATTAATAACAAAAACGAATAACAATGGCAATTCAAACAATCCCTGGGTTAACAGGTTTTACTTACGCTCGTGTTGCATCTATGGATAAGCGTGCAGTAGGAAAACTTACAGACTCTAACCACTTAGAGAGTTTTCACTCTACTGAGCCTGCAGATTATGATAAAAAGATCATCTCTTTATATACTCAGAGCTCATTGTATAGTAACGACTTCTTAGACATGATCAACAAAAGCACACCTTATTACATTGATAATAATAGTGATGCTTGGAAATGGCAAGTAGCTGTTCCTTACAAGTTCCCAAAAATTATTGACATTCCTTCTACCACACAAGAGTTAATTTCATCTGGTAAAACAGGTATCGATGGTCAAGAATTCACTTTAGTATTAGATACTAACGAGTTCTCTAAAAATGCTATCGTCTCTGTAGGTACACGTCAATATGGTCCACGTTTTTACGTGATCAAAGATCCACAACCATGGAACATGGGATTCTTGTACACATTTACATTAGTAACTGACAATCCAACAGTTGACTTTGTAAATCCTACATTCTTACAATATGGTGTTGAATTAGAATTAGTTGATGCTGCAATTGGTGAGTTTGACCAAGATTTATTAGGTCTTCCTAGATTAGGTGAGCAAATCACTATGTTCGAATCTTTAGGTTCTGCATATGGATATGAGCACAAAATCACTGAGTGGGCTGATGACAAAATGATGAGAGATGCTTCTGGTAAACCATTAGACATCTTAGTATATGCTCCACAAAGAAGAAACCAATTACCTTTAACTCGTAATGATGTTAAATGGGAACCGTTTATTGAGTTCTGGATGCGTAAGTCTATGTTAGAATTAAAAGTTAAACGTATGATTTGGGCTAAGCCTGGTACAGTTAAAACTAATGGTTCTAAACAAGAATTAAAACGTACATCTGCTGGTGTTTACCACAGAATGCGTAACAATGGTAACTTAGTACAATACAACAGAGGTGAGTTCTCTGCTAACTTAATCCGTTCTGTATTTGGAGATTTATTCTACAGACGTGTGGACGTAAAAGATAGAAGTGTTAAAATGTATACTAATGAGGCTGGTTTTGACGTGTTCCAACAAGCTCTTAAAAATGATGCATTAAATTCTGGTCTTACTTTCATGGCTGATTCTGGAAACAGATATTTACAAGGAGAAGGACAACACATCACTTACAACTTTGCATTTGATGCAATGGTAACTCGTGAGACTGGTAGAGTTGAATTGATCCACTTAAAAGAATTAGATTTACCACAAACTAACTTAGAGTTTGGACAAAACAAAAAATCTACTCCAGTATTTATGGTGTTTGATGTTTCTCCAATGTCTGATGGTTCAATGATAAACAACATTAGAGAAGTACGTATGAAAGGTGCTCCTTCTATGACATGGGGATACATTGATGGTACTCGTCATCACTTAGGTTTTGCTAAGTCTCAAGGTATGAGTTCTGCTAACAAATTCCCAGGATACGAAATCTGGATGAAAGACAGATGTGATGTATTTATCGAAGATCTTTCTAGAACTGTGTTGATTGAGGAAATCCCACAATTCTAATAACGAAAATGTAGATGTGATGCTTCCCATAATAGAACAGCACACATCTCTTTTTTCCGAGATGAGTCCCCTCAACTCCTCTCCCTCCTACGAGGGGATGATTCTCAACCCTAAAACAGAACAAAATTCTAGACAGCGAAAGCAGGAACTAGTTTGGACAGTTTTAGGTATAGTGCCCAACTAAGCATTTGCCTTAGCTCTGCACTTTAAAAAAATAAACAAGAGTGTTTGATATGGATAGTATCCAGGATCAGGTTCCTTCGATGGGACCACTCTACTAATTAAACCAAATATTATTAAATAACTACATATGGGTAAAAAAGAAACTATACTCAGACTTAGAAGTGAAGGCAAAAAATATAGAGAAATTGCTGAACTTCTAAATTGTAATTTAAGCTCAGTCTATTATTATTTAAAACATGATAAAAATTTAGAACATTTTAGTACTAAAAGAAAAGACATAGAGTATAAAAAAATAAGAATTGGTTCTGTTAATAAAAGCAAAGCTAGAAATAGAGAAGTGGTGTTAGATTATCTAAAAACACATCCTTGCGTAGATTGTGGAAATTCAGATATAAGAGTTTTAGAATTTGATCATGTTAGAGGAACTAAAATAGATTGTGTTTCTGTAGGTGTAAAAGATTCTTGGTCTATTGAAAAATTAAAACAAGAAATAAATAAATGTGAAGTTCGATGTGCTAATTGTCATAAAATAATGACTGACACTAGAAGAAAACATAAATAATAAACCAATAATAACTAAATATTAAATTACGATGGGTAAAACAGGCAAAATTTCTACTATTAAGAGAGAATATAATAGTTCTCAATTACAAACAATGGATAGTGGGTTAGCACAAAAAGGTATGACTAGAATCCCTGGAACAGGTGTATTCAAATATCCTTATAAAGAATTAGATGGTAAGTATAGAACAGGACTTGATCCAGACGCTGCTTACATCAAACGTATTAAAGATGATACTGAAAGACAACTTGAGATTGAAAGAGTAACAGCTCTTAAAGCAAAACTTGAGAATGAAATTGGTGATATTGATCTTGGACCACGTTCTAAATTCTGGAACTATGGATTATCATTATCTCCAGATGATCAAACTCACGTACAAGCAGTTAAATTAATGGATGGTGATAACTATTTTGATTTATCAAATGCTTTCCAAGAAATAGCCTTTTCATGGTTGAGAGTACATCCAACTATTGCATCTTCTTACCAAGCATGGGAAAGAGGAGAATATCCAGCAGATACACAGTTTTATGTGGTAGATGATGAGATAGAGAATGCAGTGATCTTCAAGAAAAAACAATTGATTAACAAAGCAATTGTTAGGTTTGATTCTATGACTCCTGATAAGAAGAAAAAAGTTGCAAGACTTTTAGGACTTCCAGTTACAGAAGATACAAAAGAAGAAGTGGTGTACAACTTAGTAGATAATATATTGAAACAAACAGAATTCAAGAATGGTAAGTATTCAGGATTGAATCCAATTGAAGTTTTTAATAGATTTGCTGAAATGAAAGAAAGTTTACTCCATATTAAAGATTTAGTAAAACAAGCTATCACACATTCTATTTATAGAGTGAAACCAAATGGTAAGGTTTATGAAGGTGAGTTTGAGGTGGCTACAGATGAAGAAGATTTAATTAAATTCCTTGCTGATGATGATAACCAAGATGAGTTATTAATATTAGAAGGCAAATTAAAAACTAAAAAACTAGCTTCTATATAAGGAGCTAGTTTTATAAATATAAAAGAATATGATACCAGTAGATAGTTTATTATATAAGATCGATCAGAAACTAAATAAACTATCAACTAATGAGCACCAACAGATTCAGTTAGAAGACAAGATCTTAGCTTTGAATGAGGCTCAGATTAAGTTGATAAAACAAAAAATTGATGGTCTTAGTGTACCTAGTGGATTAGGGATGGATTCATTTAAAAAACGTTATGAAGACCTACAAAGTCTTATAATGAATTATAATCACCAGCCTTTAGATCTTACATTAAAGAATTCTGAATTAAATCAATGGTGTACATATGTACATGAACTTGAGCCAAAATATATGTTCTATGTAGATTCATATCTATTGGCAGATAAAGGAAGATGTAAGGATAGAAAGATTTGGATTAATCGAGATCTTGCAAAACATGGTGATCTTCAGTTTATATTAAACAATGATCATTACAAACCAAGTTTTGAATATCAAGAAACATTCAATTCTTTGTCATCAGATGAGATAAGTTACTTTACAGATGGTACATTCACTCCAACAAAAGTTTACATAATGTACATGAGATATCCTAAATATATAAACAAAGCAGGATATATAATGTTAGATGGAAATCCATCAGTTGATCAAGATTGTGAACTTGAATTATATTTAGAGGATGAATTGTTAGACTTAACAGTACAAAATCTAGCAATGTATACTGAAAATGCATCTGCAGCTCAGAGTGCTCAATTCAGAATACAAACAAACGAATAAATTTTTAACTTAATAAATAAATAAAATGGCTGATTTTTCATTAACCACGGTATTCGTGGTGCCAGTGGGGCAATCATCGATCCCTAGCTCTGGTTCGACACAAGACTTGACAGCTGGTCAAGTTGGTATTTTCAAAAACGATTATACCGCAGCTACAGCATTAAACATTGCTGCTGCTCCTTATTTTTACATCGCTCAAGGAAGACAAAACACTTATCTTCAAGGATCTAAACGTTCAGATAAAATTTCTGGATGTCCTAATGGATCTTCTTGTAAAAGTAACGTAACTGAATGGTATGCAGTTAGAGGATGTTCTACGCCTGCAACTCAGATAACTGATGTTGATGGTTGGGATGTAAAATGTGGAGATGTTGTGACATTAACTTTAAGAGCACACTCTTCTTACATTGATACATTGTACTTCAATGGTTTCACTCGTTCAGTAACTGTACAAGCACCTTGTTGTGATTGTGGTGGTGATCCTTGTGACACTGTTGACACTTCTGCTTTAATTGATCAATTCATTGCAAAATTAACAGCACAAGCTCCAGGTATTAACCCTGACAACATTAGTTTTAACACTTTCTATACATTTGAAAATGTAGGTGGAACAATTTTACGTATCTCTGGAAAACCATTAACTAAATATGGTCAACCTTGTGATGTTATGGCGTTCCCATTTGAATATGACAGAATGTGGTTTAGAACATTTGTGTACTCTGGTCCAGCTACTACTGCTGACTTTATTGTTGCTGATAATTGTAACATTGTTGCTACTCCTGTAATCACTCAACGTTCTAGCTATGCTACTGGTACTTCTGAAGAAATTATTCAATTAGAGAAAAACTTCTACAGCTACCAAGCAGGTTACTTGAAACACTTATACAGAATGGCTGGTTACAACGAGAACTTTGAGTCTTATGTATCTAATGGAGAAACTTATGATACATATTATATCAAATTCAACGAATATGATAGATCTGCATATGTATGGGGTGATTATATTCATGAAGATTCTACAGTGATTCTTGCTGTTCCACAAGGTGGTGGTAATTTATCTGGTGATTTCCAAGATATCTTAGAAGCTGCTTTAGGTGAAGTAGAGTTTGATAACGACTGTATCACAACTACAACTACTACAACTGGAGAACCTGCACCAACTACAACTACCACTTCAACTCTTATTCCTTAAGAATAAAGAAGAGGTAATAAATTATTAAAATAACCTATGCCAGGGGAAAGAGGATATCACTCATATTCCTCTGGCATATTTATTTAAAAACAAATATGGCAAACTTAAAATTAGATATATTAGTAGTCCCTACTTATAGTGTACTTACACTTGGTGTTGCAGATGCTTCTGTATATCCTACCAATCCTCCAGTGGTGTCAGCACCATCTATTGAGATTGATATTCCAGGATTCGGAACCAAAATATTACCATTTGTTCCTAATGAAATCAATGTATTTACATCGTCTAATTTAGGAATAACAGAACCTGGTTGTAATCAACCACTTCCTGATGGAGTGTATAGATTGAGATATTCTGTAGCTCCTGCATATGCAAACTATGTGGAGAAAACAATATTACGTGTTGACAAACTTCAAGAAAAGTTTGACAATGCGTTTTTACAATTAAATATGATGGAGTGTGATAGAGCTCTTAAAACTCAATCTAGTGTACAACTAAATACAATCAACTTCTTTATTCAAGGAGCAATTGCAGCAGCTAATAACTGCGCAGAATATGAATCCAACACATTATATGCTCAAGCAGATAATATGTTAAATAGCTTTTTAAAATCCAACTGTGGTTGTTCTGGTAATAACTACGTAATAAACTTTTATTAATTATGGCACAATGTACTTCATGTGGAGCTAAAGTGGGATGTGGATGTCAACTAACCAATGGGTTATGTGCACATTGCGCATCTAAAGTTCAAAAATAAATAAGACTTGATTATGTTATCACCAAGACTAACCAACTGTCCTGAATGTTCGGACATTCCTTCTTTACTTAAAAAAATTGATTGCAAGTTGGCAGAACTTGGCAATAATTTGTACAACAATATTTCATATATGTTGAATAAATCTGTGCCTTCTAGTGATATACTTCAATTAATTGGATATAGAAGAATTCTTATGTACAAATATTACAATCCTAATTATGTATCAAAGTATTCTGTTCAAATGATTGCTAGTAGAGTGATAAGACTTACTGCAGGATGTGTAAGTAGATGTAATGAACCATCACCTTGTATAGAGGAACCTTGTGATATAACTATTGTACCAAATACTACTAGTACTACAACCAGTACTAGTACCACTTTAGTACCAACCACTACCACTACAAGTTCTAGCAGCACTTCTACAAGTACAAGTAGTTCTACTACAACAACAACAACAACAACAATAGCTTAAATCTTTTAAAATAAATAATATGTCCATTTGCTCAAATTGTTATAACGGATGTACAGAGATTGTCTCTGACAGATGTGTTAAATATACAGGAATAGATGTTCCTGTCCTAGGAATTCAAACAGGAGATTCTTTGTCTTATGTAGAACAAGCATTGATTACATTCCTTACATTTACATTAGATGGTACAGGAGTGAAGATTGATCTTGCACCTGTAATAATATGTGATCTTGTAAAACAATATCTACCTACATGTAAAGATCTTTCTATTGTAGATGTGTCAAAAGCTCTTGTGCAAGCTGCTTGTGATCTTCAGGAACAAGTAGATGATATTGTAGCAGATGTTGCTATAATAGAAGCAGATTATAATGTAAATTGTTTAACAGGTGTTACAGCATCTTCAGGAACGCATGCTATTGTACAAGCTGTTATTAATAAACTATGTCAAGTGCAAATTGATTTAACAGCATTAGCTTTAGATATTCGTAATAATTATGTACCTATTATCGGTTCTCCTGGTTATCCTGGTATTGATTATTACATTCAAAATTACATTGATGAATCTGGACAAACTACATTAATTAAAAACAGAATGGTTCCTTTTGCTGTAGTTCCATATTATGGTCCAATAACATATTTTAATGGATCTGGAGCTGGTACAGGAGATTGGATTAATATTTATTTATGTAATGGTAATAATGGTACTCCTGATTTAAGAGGTAGAACATTAGTTGGTGTTACAGATGGTACAATGTTAGGAGGAACAATGGCAGCAGCAGTTGATCCTACTATTGCAGGTAATCCTAATTATTCTATAGGAACTACTACTGGAGCAAATCAAATAACATTAAACCTTACACAAATTCCAAATCATACACATAGTGCTACAGTAACAATTAATGATCCAGGACATATTCATACTTCTGTAGATCATGGTTTTCAAGCTAACAGAGTTAATTGTGATGGAGATTGTGATTCGTTTCCAGAAAATACTTTTCCTAGTTTTCTTCCTACTACTTCAAGTGTAACAGGATTAAAAGGAACAGGAGCAGGACAAAATGTTTTTGTTACTAATTCTGCTATAGGTAGTGGAGATGCTCACTCTAATATTCAACCATCAATTGGTTGTCGTTATATTATTTATATACCTTAATTAATTTATCAAGATGGCATATCCTTTTTTACCAGTTAATCCTTGCTGCACAGATGTAGTTATAAACAACTCTTGTGGATGTAGTCCTGCAATTACTAACCATAATTGTGGACAATCTCCATGTGGGACAAATGTAATTCTATCTAGTAATGTGCTTTATAATGGTCCTGTATTGGATTGTATTATAGCTGAGCCTTGTGATACACTTAATGTAATATTACAAAAGATTGATGAGATTATATGTAACTTACTTACTCAAATTAATTCATTAAACATTCAAGTAAATAATATCACTCAACAGATAATAAATATTAATGGTGATATAATTAATATTAACAATACATTAGATGTATGTTGCAATGTTACTACCACTACATCTACATCTAGCTCAACCACTACAACTAGTACAACATTAGCACCAACCACTACGACAACTACCACTACTATAGCTTCTATGTGTTTCTACATGGGAGGAGAAGGTCCAGGTGGTCCATATTCTTGTACTATTGAACCTGAAGCAGGTTTAGTAAATGGAAAGCCATATTATAAACTTCTTCTGCCAGATTGTACAACTCCATTTTTAAATACTGGTGATGAACCTGTATATGTATGGTTCTCCACATCAGGTGATTATGTAAATCAATGGGTTGTTTCTGAATTAAATAATGCAACATTTGGTAATGTATATTCATATAATATTTCTTCAGTTGTCCAAGATTATCCTGTAGGTGATTGGGAAATTATTGGAGACCAGTTTTTTGTATCTGATTCTACAATAGGTAATTGTCCTGAATTTATATGTTTTGCTATTTTTCAAGAAAATGTAGGAGGTGGAAATCCTATTTTATATATAGAAGAAATACCATTAGAAGGAAATGCACCTTTTCAAAATGGTAGACCTGTTTATAATATTGGAGGACCTTTTCCTGGTAGTTTATATTACAATGGCAGTCAATGGGTTTATGCTATTGAAGACTTTGCACCTGTATTACAACCATTACTTAATTCAAGTTATTACCCTATTGGTACTTATTCTGAATGGGGTAGCCCAGGTGTAACAGGTGCAATGTTATCAAGTATATTAAATGGTTGCCCTTCAGTACCAGCTTAATATACATATATACATCATACTCACTTTTAATTTAAAAAATCAATATAAATGTCAAATTGCTCTCAAGTAAATAATATAACAATACATGGAACGAGTGCTGTCAAATATGATAGCACCCCACTTCCTTGTACAGACGTGAATACATGTGATGGATTAAATACTATCCTTAGTAAGTTTGATGCTATTATATGTAATGTAAAAGCTAATGTCGATTCTCTTACAGAGGATGTAATGAATCTTACAGAAGATGTAATGATTATAACAGAGGATGTGACTAATATTCAAAATCAATTGAACATATGTTGTCCTACAACAACCACTACAACTACATTAGCTCCTACTACCACTACAACAACAACACAACAACCTACCACTACAACTACAAGTAGTAGTTCAACATCAACAAGCACATCAACAAGTACGTCAACTAGTACTAGCACATCGACTAGCACGTCTACTAGCACTTCAACTAGTACATCTACTAGTACGTCTACTTCAACTAGTACAAGTACAACAACTAGCACTAGTAGTTCAACAACTACCACTACAACAACAATTACTCCTATAACAACTACTACAACTACAACTGAAGAACCAACAGAAGTGTTTTGTGATTGTGGAGGAGGTTGCTCAATTTATGTAGGAACAGAATGTCCTCCAGGATGTACACCTTGTTAAATTTAATTTAAAATCAATAACATATGACAGTATTAATAACATTAACAACAGCAGGATCTGATTCAGGACCATTTGATCTTTATTCAAATCTAGATGGATATACATCAGCTTTTGAATCAGGAGTTTCTAAATCAGCATTGCTTGCAGGATATTCTTCTGCGTTAGTTCCTGACTTTACAACAACAGTTAGAGTTAAATCTAACGGAGTGTGTACAAACTATGTAGATATCTTATTAGAATCTACAACTACTACCACTACAACAATGGCAGTGATGTGTATGGAAATATCAATTGATGTTTCTACAAATTGTCCAGATCAAGATTATGCATTGATTCAATATACAGACTGTGAAGGAAGTATTCGAACAGTTGAAACTAATTCAGGAGAATTTCTTACATTCTGTATGTTAAATTATCCCCCTCCTGTATATTTATGTGGAACTGGAGATTTTCAATATGGTGATGTTTGTACAACAACTACTACTACTACATCTCTACCTTTAATGAAATAAAACAAAAAAAATCTTGTTTTGTTGGTTTTACAAGATTTTATTCCTAGGGGCAAATTGTCCCTAGGATTTTTTGTTTATAACTAATTTAATTATAAATAATTACATCTCTAACTAAAATTATTTGGAATATATAAAAACTATTGTTTATCTTTACAATATTTTTTTAACTAACATGAGCAAATATGTCTGAAAATCAAAGCTTGTTACACCGATTAGAAGAGTTATTAAGTCAGAAGAAAAGTAAAAAATTCTACGCTGAGAAATTAGGAATAAGTGAATTTGAGGTCAATGAGCTCATGAAAGAACTTAGAGAAAAAGATAATGAAGATGTAATAAAAACTATTGCAGGAGAACGCAAAGTGAATGTTGAAAAAGGTACAATAGAAAGTACAATAGTTACAGACTTTGAACCTAAAGATGACATTGAATTAGCTAAGCTACATAAGATAAACTTAGATAAATATGTTATAACAAACTATTGGTCTAAATTATTACCTAACGGTAAATTCACTTCCTCAGTCTTTTCAAAAAGAAAAGAAGCAAAAGATTACTCTCCTGAAGACTTTGCAAGATTTTTAGAAAACTACAAACCAAATAATATATCAATTACCAAAGTAGATCGTTCTGTAGATAAAGACTTTGTAGATGTAGAGATTTCTATATCTGATTATCATTTAGCTAAGAGAACAGTGGATGGTGACAATGATATAACTACAAGAGTTTTAAGATATGTTAGTGTGGCTCAGTCTTTGATTGAGAAAGTGACTAGTAATTACAATGTAAACAACATAATTCTTCCTATATCCAACGATTATTTTCACACTGATAACTATCAACACCAAACTACAAACGGTACTCCACAAGACACTATAATGGATTATGCAGAAGAGTATGAATTAGGCTTTGCTATTCTTGTAGATACAATTAATATGTTGAGACAACGTTGTAACAATGTAACTGTTGTTCTTGTACAAGGAAACCATGATAGAACTAAATCATTCTACTTAGCACATGCATTAGATGTATTCTTTAAAGATGCATTGGATGTAGAGTTTATGAGAGAACATAGTGTAGTTAAAGGAGTTACATTAGGAAATACATTTATTGGATGGCATCATGGTAACTGTAAGATAGAAGATCTTCCTTTATTGTTTGCAACACATCCAAAATATAGTCACCAATTTGGTGATGCTGTTTACAGAGAAGTTCATACAGGTGATAAACATCATTATATGGCTAAAGAGATTAAGGGAGTGAGAATACAACAAATGCCTAGTCTTTCAGGAACTGATAGATGGCACTTAGATAATAACTACGTACATTCAGTACGTGCTGCTCTTGCTTTAGTCTATGATCGTAATCTAGGTAAAATAGCAGAGTTTGAAACTAGAATATAACTATGGCAACATTAAGAAAATTAGTATCAGATGTTAGAAGTGTCCACAAGATACTTTCTACAGATAGTCTTATTACAGATAGAGCTATTGCTTCTGAGATCAGAAACAATGCTCTATTACTCATTAAAAGAGAAACCAATCTTAGAAAACTTTGGGCAACTGATACATTGTTCACTACTATTCCATGTTTAGAGATGATAGAAGTACCTATCTCTGAATGTTGTAACTATGTAGATGAATGCACTATTGCTAGAACTAAACTTAAACTTCCACGTATATCAGAAGGTAATTACCAATATGTAATACAAGGAGTTTATTCTATTAATGCATTAGGTGGCCAAGGAAAGAAATTAAAAGAAATATCTGTTAATAGATACATAAATCTATTGAAGCTTCCTGTAATCAAGAAAGAAGAATATTACTGGATCACTAATGGATATCTTTATATAAACAATCCAATGATTAAATCAATTAGATTTGTAGCATTCTTTGAAGAAGATGTTGAAAATGAAATCATGTATCCAGAATGTGGATGTGGGAGTTCAGATTATACATTGGATGAAATATGTAAAAATCCATTAGATAAAGAGTTTGCTCTTCCTGGATATTTAGAACAACAAGTATTACAGCTTACTTCACAAAAACTTCTATCTACATATTTCAATCTTAAGACTGATGTAAGTTCAGAAGGAATAGATGGTCAAGCTCCAAACTCAAAACCAACTAATTAATGAGAACAAAGATTGATTGGAGAAGTTCTAGTAAGGAAAACTATAATAAGTTTTGTAAAAAACATCCTTCTATAAAACTTACATACGATGAGTGGAGAAATATTCTCTACACATTCAATGAATCTTTTAAAGAATATATTTTAGAAACAGGAGAGAAAGCAAAGCTACCTTATGGATTTGGAGAGTTCTCAATTAATAAAAAGAAAAGAAGAAAGTTAAAGAATAATGTAGATGGTAAAGAGTTTGTGAATCTACCAATTGATTGGCAAAAAACTAGAGAGAAAGGAAAGGTGATATACAACTTTAACTATCATACAGAAGGATATTTCTTTGGTTGGATGTGGTTTAAAAATACAGCACGTTTCAGACACTCTGATTTATGGTATTTCAAACCTTCCAGACTTACATCAAGACTGTTATCACATTACATAAAAACCAACGATAAGTACCAAAATATTTACCGAGAATGGAAAAAATAATGAACTATGTCATACTACTATAAATATAATTTCGTATCCCCAGAGCCTGTCTATTCAACAGTTAAAGAAGAACTTAAGAGTTATTTTGATACTGCTGCAGTGGATGATCTTTTGTTTCCTACTTACTTAGACAAAGCTCTAAGAAAGTTAGGACGAACTACATTTGTGATTAGTGAAGAAATTCTCTTTATAGAAGATTTTGAAGCTAGACTTCCTGATAACTTTTTTGCTGTTAGAGAAGCATGGATGTGTACAGAAGTTAATGGTTATCCTTATCAATCAGCTAACTCATTTTATTCTCAAGCAGCTAGTGCTACCACTATTCAAGTGAGTCCAGTTATTTCAAATGGAACTCCTTGTACAAATCTTGAATGTACAACAGGATGTCCTTCATGTATGCCTGAGTTAGTACAAGCTGTATATAAAACAAACAATAGTGTAGCTAGAGCATTTACTCATGAGTATTTACTTAGACCTGGTAATATTTCTGCAAGAAAAAATTGTGGAGTGGAATATACAAATAACTGGGAAATGTATGCAGAAGCTCCTCCTATTCATCAATTTACTCCTGGAGCTGCTAGTTATGATAGTTTTGATATTAGAGATAATAAGTTTGTAACTAATTTCAGAAATGGAACAGTTCATTTATTATTCTATGCTACAGAATATGATGATATAGGAAATCAAATGATTCCTGACAATTATCGTATAAGAGAGTATATAGAAGCATTCATTAAGTTTAAGGTGTTTGAAATGCTTACAAATCAAACTAATGATGAAACTTTCAATCAACTTCAACAAAAAATGATGTATCACAAACAAGCTTATGAAGAAGCATACATCATGGCTGAGATTGAAATGAAGAAACAATCTCCTTGGGAGAAACAAAGAAGAATCAAAAACGATCTTAATAGATTTAATATGTATGAGCTTCCTAGCAGAACTAATCGTTATGGAAGAAGACGTAATAATTAATCATTATGGCTGAAGAACAACAACAAGGAAATATAAGACAAGAATTCAATAGTGCTACTGTAGGGCTTAATATGGATCAAACTTTGAACCAAATTAAACCAGGTACACTTACATATGCATTAAACGCTGCTGTTGAAAACTTTGATGCTAGTTCTGTTAATTATCAGAATGAGCCAGGGAATGAACTATGTGTAAGTTTTCCTGATGGATATTCATTAATTGGAAGTCATTTCATACAAGAAAGAAATAAAGTTATATTCTTTATTGTTAATTCTTCTACAGGGCAAAGTGAGATTGGACAAATGATTGGTAACGATTGTGTTTACAGAACAATTGTAAATGCTGATTGTTTGAATTTTAATATTGACTATCCAATTCATAAAGTTGTACACAGGATAACAAACTGTTCTACAGAAATATATTGGACAGATGGATTAAATGCTAGAAGATATATGGACATTGATAATGTTCCATATGTAACAGAAATTATTCCTAACACTTGTGGTGTATTTACATTAAATGAATTAGATTGTAATAAATTAAAAATACAACCCAACTTTAACATTCCTCAATTAGAAATCACTGATGTTATATCAGGAGGAGATCTTGTAGCAGGAACTTATCAATTTGCTGTACAATATGCAGATGCTCAAGGTAATCCTTTCACTTCTTATTATTCTGTAACAAACCCTACACCTATTGCAGATCCAAATTTTACATCTGTAAATTTTAACTACCCAGTAGGTAAGTCTATTGTGATTGACGTTACCAATTTAGATGTATCTGGAAAATATCAATATTATAACTTAGCAGTTATAAAAACAATTAATGCTATTTCATCTGTTGAGTTAGTTGGAACATACTTCATAGATAATTTTACACAACAAATAACTTATACAGGACAAAATAAAACCGACATAAGACTTTCTATAAATGATATTTTTGAAAAGTTTCCTTATTATGATGTAGCACAAGATATTACAGTGGTTCAAGACATATTAGTATGGGACCAATTAACAGCTATTGATAGAGTTAACTATCAGAAGATAGCTAATCAAATAACTCTTCAATGGGAAAGTTGGAGAATCCCATCTACAGAAAACTATGCAGATGAATTTAATGCTACAAATCTTAGAGGATATTTAAGAGATGAGGTGTATGCATTTGAAATTGTTTTCTTGTTAAAGAATGGAAAACAAACAGATGGTTTCCATATTCCAGGTAGAAGACAAACAAACAATGAAATAATAAGTCAACCAGATGTTCCAAACACAAATCCTGATTTTATAGGAGAAGGAACTTCTGCTCCTTATTGGAAAATATATAATACAGCTTCTGTAACAGGAACCTATCCAGAATATTCTCCAGACCCTTCTTACAAAGGACCATATCAATATGGACAATTTGCATATTGGGAATCTACAGAAACATATCCTTGTAATGTAGAAGTGTGGGGAGAATTAGCTAATCAACAAATTAGACATCATAAGTTTCCAGATATATTAATTAGTCCTGCATTTGAATCATCTGTTCCTGTAATTGTTTCAGACAAATATCAAGTGGAATTGCAACAAAGTAGTGCAGTTTATCCACTTGGTGTAAAAATTAATAATCAACAAATTATACAATTAGTTCAAGAGTCTGATTTAACAAATGAAGAAAAAGATGATGTTGTAGGATATAAAATAGTTAGAGGAGATAGAGGAACAAATAAATCTATTGTTGCTAAAGGTATTCTTCGTAATGTAGGAAGTTATGTTAAAGAAGAAGAAACATATTATTATCCAAACTATCCATATAACGATCTTAAAGAAGATCCTTTTTTAAATGCTAATAATAATGCATATTTTGATGTATGTCAACCATTTGATATTGTTGTTCGTAAATTTAATAAAGAAGATGAACTAGGACCTTATATAGAAGTAAAATTTACAGATTGTAATACAAATAAAATTACTACACAAAAAATTAGACAACTTTATCTAGATGATGCTCCATTAAGACTTTGTTCAATAACAAAACCTACATTTTTAGGAGAAGGTGTTTTTAATGAAATAGAACAACAAAGAGGAAGAAGAGGTCCTATTGCTTATGGGTATGCTTCTTATCAAAATAACCCACTTAACCCATGGGAGTATGTTCCTGAAAAAGATAAATGTGTAGCATATTCTAGATATGCTAATTATGATATTTGGACTGTAGAAACAAAAAACGGAAGAGCAGGAACTAGATCTTGTTGGAATGATGCTGTTGAAGGCTCTATTTCTGGACCATGGCAAGGATCAGGAAGAGGATTTTTAATATACGTAAGAGTAGATACTGAACCTGTACAATGTGCTGGTAACAGTGGTGCTTATATAAAAACAAAAAATGGAGAAGTTAGAGTGGGGGATTGTGAAGAAGAAGAACCATTAAAACCTTTATCAGAAAATCTTGCTAATAGACAAATATTCAATTCTCCAGAAACATCTTTTGGACAACCATTCTTAGGAGAAGTGTTGAAACTTGAGAATGTAATGTATGGAGGAGGAAAAGCTCATTTTGTTGAAGTGAGAAACAATGCTAAGTATAGACTTCTAAGTAAAGAAGCTCAACAAGTTGCATTACAAAGTTCTTCAACTATAGGTCGAGAAGATATAAATGCTGTGTTTGCAGCTTATCAAGCTTACTTAGAAATATATGTAAATGGTATCACTAGAAAGAATTATGCTTATTCATTTAATTCTATTGCTAGTTATGGATATCATTCACCTGTTTACAATAATCTTGGAATCAAACAAAGAAGTCTTGATATCAAAAGATATTTAATTCCTGGATTACAAAACGTTGGTGATGATTTTAATATCAATAATTATAATAGAGAAACTTCTGTTTATTTAAAAACAGATGAAACTTTACCATTTCCAAGTGAAACAAATTCATTATTGTATTTAGGAAATCCTTTGATTGAAGATAATTCTAGATTTACAATTGGAGGAACAAATGCTTGTGCCACTCCACAAAGAGAACAAGATATTAATGTTGTTTCATATTATGGATCAATTAAAAATATTGTTCCTGGACAATGGGGTCAAATATATTCATATGAGAAAGTAGATACAGGATTTCAGATAATGTTTTCACAATTCACTCCTGAAGAATCAACGGTGTTTGGAGGAGATACATTTATTAGTAAGTTTGCATTTAAAACAAAACTACCATTCTTTTTAGAAAATAGAGTGAATGCTCCTGATGACTCTGATGTTTTCTATGATGCAATAGGAAACATTGCATATCCAAAATACTGGCATTCTGCAAGAAGTGTATTAACAAATGCAACAGCAGCAAATACACAATTAGTAAACTTTATATCATATAAAGCTAATAATTTTGATTGCCCTAATGATACAACACAATATACTAGTGTTAATTCACCTAGTGAGTTAACTTATTATGATGGATATTTCTATATGTTTGCATATGGTGTACCTAGTTTCTATTGTGAGAGTTCTTACAATACAGACTTAAGACAAGCATTTAATAATAGAGAAGGTGATTTTTGGCCACATGTAAGTACAGGTATTCCTGATAGTTGGGTGCAACAATCATTTGTTCCAATTGAACAAGACAATACATATTATTATAATGTAACTTTCTCTAAACAAAATAGAGAAAATTCATTTACAAATCTTCCAATTGATTGGAAAGGTGTATGTTCAACAAATTATCCATTTAGAACAATATATTCTGAAAAACAATTTACAGATGCTGATAACAAAGTTAATAACTGGTTAATATACAGAGCTCTTTCATATTATGATTTTCCACAAAACTATGGAGATCTTGTTTCCTTAGATGGTATTCAGAATAGAGCTATTCTTGCTAGATTTGAAAATAAATCATTGTTATATAACACAATGCTTACAATCGATACAAGTAATCCTCAAGCTGCTTATATTGGTAACCCAACATTGTTTGCATCATCTCCTCCAGTTGATTTTGCTGAAACAGATCTTGGATATGTAGGAACACAAAATGTATTTTTGTTAAAGATTCCTCAAGGACAAATCACTGTTGATGCTAAAAGAGGACAAATATTTCTTATATCAGGAACACAAGCTGTAGATCTTACAGCATTTGGTTCTGGTGTAAATAGATTTATGACAGATCATCTACCATTTAAAATATTAAGATATTTTCGAAATGTAGATGTTGATAATCATTTTAACGGTATTGGTTTACATGGAGTGTATGATGCTAAGTTTGATAGAGTGATTATTACAAAACTAGATTATGTTCCATTAGATGAAGATATTAAATATGATGAAGAGACAAAAGAGTTTTATATTGAGAATACAATAAACAATGTTGTATTTAGAGATGTTGTATATTTAGATGATTCAGAGTTTTTCTGTAACAAATCATTTACAATATCATTTAATTTCAATACAAAGTCTTGGGTGAGTTTTCACAGTTATGTCCCTAATTTCTATATAGCAGAAAATAATTTCTTCTATTCAGGACTGAACGGATGTTGTGATTCTGTAAATGGAGAAGCTACGTTCACAGCTTTAATTGGAACACTTGATAGAGATATTCCTACTACAACATCTACAACAACATCAGTACCTATACCTTTACCAACAACAACTACAACAACTACAGTGTTAGATTGTACACTTAATGGAACAGTTATTGAAACATTATGTAATCTTGAAGGAGATGCAATAATCACTGTTCCTCCAACAACTACAACAACTATTTGTCAAAGACCTTTTGGAGTTCAAGGATATAATTTTGTAACTGGATATATAGACTTAAGTTTAAATGTAATTGATACAACAGTTAGTTTACAACAAGCTTGTTCTGGAGTGGGGTTATTTAATGATGAAAGTGTAACATTTGAGTTTACATCAATTGAAGTTAGTGTTATTGCTTTAGAGATTGGTCAAACTGTATATGAAAATATATTTGATACTAGCTGTAATGTAATACCTGATGGTTGGTATTATACAGATGAAAGTGCTAATTCAGAAATTGTATATCATGTTGAAAATGGTGTTATTATAGAAATTGCAGAATGTTCTTGTAGCACTATAACAACCACTACAACGATTCAACCTATAATGGAAGAATGCTGTGATGTTATAGTTAATTCTAGTTCTAACTTATCTATACTTAAACAAGATGGTACAGTGATAGATTTAGATGTTCCAGAATACATATCAGCAAAAGGAATAGCAATAAACAATACATTATTATGGTCATTAGATACTGAGGTTAAAGAATGGAACATTACATTAGATCCATTTACAACAATCTTTAATAGAGCAATATCTCTTCCTTTAGGGTTTACAATTAATTCAGGAATTGTTGCAATCAGTAATGATGTGTTAATTGCAATTACAGATTCAACCACTCCACAAGAAGTTGTAGAAATTAATATATCTGGAACATCTGCTGTAATTACAACAATGTTTACATTACAAACGGATAGAGAAGCAACTAGTAACATTTTATACACAACAAATGGTAAATTAATTGTTGTTAACCAAGATGTATTTACATCAGACTATTACATATCACAATATGATTATGCTACAGCAACATTGGAAAATGATGTATTAATAAACAATGTTGGAGGAATTATTTTATATGAGTGTAATTGTAATATTTATTTAATAGATAAGCTAGGTGATTTGTATATGTTAAATAATGATGGAGTGTTTAATTTGTTATACATTTCAAACACAGGTCTATCGTTGATTTCAGGTAGTCAAATTATGGATTGTGTTACAGTTCCATTAGGACTTACAACAACAACAACAACAAGTTCTTCTTCAACTAGTACAACAACAACAACTACTACATCAATATAATGAAAAAAGAAGTGACAATAAAATTAACACAAACAGGTCCTAATACAGGACCTTTCAGTGTTTACGATAATTACGGAAATTTAATTGAAGATAATGTAAGTAGAAAACAATTAATTAGAGGTAAAACTTATTTAGTTGATAATAAAGTTACAGTTATAATATTAAAATCAAATGGTAGTTGTTCTTTTGAAAAAAGTTTCCCATTAAAAAATATTCTATATACAGAATATTCAAACGCTGGATATAAACAATCTAAAACAGCATGTTTATGGAGACATTTAACAAACACACAAATCTATAATCATTTCTATGGAAACATAAAACCATATATAATTGAATATCCATTTGCTTATCAATACCAAGATGAGATTTTACAGAATGTAAAAGATTATACAAAAGCATATGAATACATAAGAAATCCATATGAAGCATTTGATTCTAATTTAAAAATAGAAACAAACGACAAATGGTTTAATAAAGCTATTCTATATAACGGACAACAGAGTTCTGGTGTTCTTGAGCTTGTAGCTAAACCATTAAATGACATGCGTGCTTACATGCAATATCCAATATACAATACAGATAGTAAAACAATCACATACACAAAGAGTGATAACTTCTATCAGTATAATACATTCTGGGCATTACAGAAGAGTTCACAAGTTCCGTTGTTTAGATCATCATGTGAGTCTATGTCAATAGATAAAGAAGTGAATCAAGAGAACATGGACTATGGTCCTAGAAGTTTTAAGAAAGCAACTATAAGAGCAAAAGAATTGAAGGTGAGACATATTCTTGATAACTCTGCAACAACACACTTAGTGAGTCAATTCATCCTGGGAGTAGCTCAGATTTCATACAAATAATTTGTCAGATAATATAAAAATGCTTACATTTGGTGGACAAATAAATATTTATTATGAAAACTAAAGTAAATTATGTTAAAGGAGATATAATAGGTGATTGTACATTTATAAAAGAAGTTTCTCCTAAAATTGTTTTAAAAACAGAAGAAAGTAAAAGAACTCGTAAAAGAAGAAAAGCTTTATTTATATGTTCTTGTGGAAATCAGTTTGAAGCACTAATAGATAAAGTTAAGATTAATAAAACTTCTTGTGGATGTTTGCAAAAAGAAAAAATGAAAAAAATGTGTTTAAACAATATAACACATGGCCAAAAAAAACATCCTTTATATAGTGTTTGGAATAATATATTATATAGATGTAATGATATAACTAATAAATATTATGGAGGTAGAGGTATTAAAGTATGTAATAGATGGAAAGATATAAATTTATTCATTGAAGATATGTATCCTACATACCAAAAATATCTAGAAATAGATAGAATAGATAATGATGGAAATTATGAACCAGATAATTGTAGATGGGTTACTAAAAAGGAAAATTGTAACAATAGAAGAAATAATATAAATGAAAAATAAAACTCAACAAACCACTGGATGGTTGGATAATTTTAATGATTCTAAAGTAAGTTTACCACCAGGGTTTGTTGGTGAAGGAACCTTTAATGGTCCTCAATGGAAGTCTCCTGCATGGGGTGGACAGTTTCAAATGGGTGGATCTATTCCTGGTTCTGTAGGCTTCACATACGCACGTACAAAGGGTATTCCATCTGAAGGACCATATGCAAAGAAAACTATGCCTAGTGCACA